AAAGCGGACCGTGAATGCGCTTTTAATTGGGTACGGGATTAAATATAGGTAATATCGGACATGGAATTGACCATTATCGATAACCACCCAAGGGGGTGCGCGAGATGCCAGGACCAGTACCGAAGCGCTCCGATGAGCGGCGCCGGAGGAACAAATCCCCGGAAGGGGAGATCACGAAGCCGCCCGCCGGGGCTCCATTTACGCCTCCCGAGGCGGACGATTTCTGGCATCCGATCGCGCAGGAATGGTTCGTCAGTCTGGGGCTGTCAGGCCAGAGTGCCCTTTACCAGGTTTCCGACTGGGCCACCGCCAGGTACGTCGCCGAGGCCATGTCGCGGAACCTCCAGGCCGGACGCTTCTCGGCTCAGCTCTTCGCTGCTGTGATGGGGGCGACGACGAGTCTCCTGGCCACGGAAGGTGATCGCCGGAGGCTTCGCGTGGAGCTTCAGCGCAGCGTGGCAGTGGACCGCGACGAAGAGGCGGCAGACGCTACGGTGAGGGAGCTTCAGACGCGGTTGGCGGGCTAAGTCCGAGCGCCTCATCCTCCATCTGGTCGAGCGCTTTCGCCGGGATGATGTACCGACCCCGAATGCGCACAGCCGGGAACTCGCCAGCCCGGACGGCCCGATACACGGTCGATCTCGATACGCCCAGAATGGCCGCAACCTCGGGCACTGAGTAGAACTTCCGCGCAGGTTCAGTCCCAGCGCGAGACTCGCCACGCATGTCCCTCAGCACGGCCTGCGCTTCGGCTCGGTCGTCTGGGTCCTCGGCGAGTGCTGCCGTCTCCGCCCGCAGGCGTTCGATCAGATGGTCGGTTCTACGTTCGGCCCTGGCTTCATCTAACTCGCGGGGTGACATGGATCGAGCCTAGCCACATGAGACCAACGAGGTGGGGTCATGGTTGCCCCTGCCACATCTCGCCTGTCGACCATGCCCGAGGGCCTGCCGAAGTACACGCTGGGCTGCGAGGCGGTCAGGTGGGCCACCAAGTACCTCCGCCACCCGAACGGTCCGCACGCCGGTGAGCGCTGGTCGTTCATCAAGTCCCAGGCGGATTTCCTGCTCTGGTGGTACGCCGTGGACGAGGACGGGAAGTGGCTCTACCACCACGGAGCGAGAAGGTTGGCCAAGGGAGCCGGGAAGGCACTGGCCCTCGATACGCCGATACCCACGCCTACCGGCTGGACGACGATGGGTGCCCTCGTCTACGGCGATGACGTCCTGGACGAGAACGGAGACCCCTGCCGAGTCCTGGCCACCACGTCGGAGATGACGGGCCACGACTGCTACGAGGTCAGGTTCCGCGACGGCTCCTCGGTCGTAGCCGACGGTGGACATCTCTGGCCGGTGGGACCTCACGGCGAGACGATGACGACGAGAGAGATCGCCCTGAGCCACCTGTACGCCAAGTCCGAGACCATCCTGACCATTGAGCGGGTCGACTCGGTTCCCGTCCGGTGCATCACTGTGGACTCACCGTCGTCGCTGTTTCTCTGCGGCACAGGAAGAGTTCCCACGCACAACAGTCCGTTTGCCGGCCTGCTCGCCCTGGTCGAACTGTGCGCTCCGGTGAGGCTGGACTACTTCGATCCGAATATGCCCGGTGGGGTGGTCGGTAAGCCCGTGGCGATGCCCTGGGTGCAGATCGCAGCTACCGCCGCCTCGCAGACTGCGAACACAATGCGCATGGTCCGCGCCTTCGCAGCCAAGGGTTCGCGAGTAGCGGTCGACTACCGGCTCGATCCCGGCATCACGAAGATCTACAAGCCACCGAACGGGCTGCTGGAAGTTATCACCTCGTCGGCCTCCACAGCGGAGGGTGCTGAAATCTCCTTTGTGGTGATGGACGAAGTGGAGCACTGGATTCCCTCCTCCGGTGGCCCCGTGATGGCCGAGACCCTCGACCGAAACCTGGCGAAGTCCGGCAGTCGGGCGCTGGAGACGAGTAACGCCTGGCAGCCAGGGCAGGAATCAGTCGCCGAGTCCACCTACGACGCCTGGGTACTCCAAGAAGAGGGCAGGACGAGGGGTACCTCGAAGATCCTCTACGACGCCAAGATCGCCCCACCCGACACCGATCTTGCCGACGAAGCCTCCCTCATGAAGGGCCTGGCGTTCGCCTACGGCGACTGTAACTGGGTAGACCTCGACGTCCTGAAGGAGCGCGTGTGGTCGCCGAGGACGCGGCCGGAGGTGGCGCGACGGTTCTACCTGAACCAGCCGACCGCATCGGAGGAGTCCTGGGTCACCCCGATGGAGTGGGCGGCCTGCGTGGACACCACCCGCCTGGTGGCCGACGACGAGGCCATCGCCATGTTCTTCGACGGCTCGAAGTCCCGGGACGCCACCGCACTGATGGGCTGCTGCATCTCCGACGGCTACGTCTTCACCCTCGGCGTGTGGGAGCCGGACCCGAAGCACGACACCGAATCCGTGGTCCCGGTCGACGCCGTGGACGCCGCGGTCGCCCAGGCCTTCGACAGGTTCTCCGTGGTGGCCTTCTTCGCCGACGTGTCCGAATGGGAGGGCTACGTCAAGACCACGTGGCCGGAACGCTACCGGGACGATCTCGTCGTCTGGTCCTCACCGAACACTAAGGAATCCCACCCGATCGCCTGGGACATGAGGACGAGGACGTATGACTTCACCATGGCGGTGGAGCTGTGCCACGAGGACATCACTTCCCGGCAGTTGACCCACGACGGTGACTCCAGGGTCGCCCGCCACGTCATCAACGCCCACCGAAGGCCCAACCGTTGGGGCTGCTCGATCGGCAAGGAGACGAAGGACTCACCGAAGAAGGTCGACGCCGCCGTGTGCGTGGTCGGTGCCCGGATGGTGCGTCGCCTCGTCATGTCCTCACCGGAATGGGCCAAGCGCAGTGAACCTGTCCGCTCCGGCCGGGTGTTCGGCTTCTGACGACAACTTAGGGGAGAGGGTGCGGCGTGGCCCTATCCGACGACCAGGCCGTAGCCACCGTTCAGACGTTGCTGGCGCTGAGAGAGAACGAGCAGGGGCGCCTCAACAAGATCGCCCGCTACGTCCGCGGTGAGCACGACTCGGTGTACGTGCCGCGTGGGGCGAGGGCCGAGTACCGATGGCTGCTACGGCGGTCCAAGGTGAACATGCTCCGCCTCGTGGTCGCGGTCCTGGCACAGAACCTCTATGTGGACGGGTACCGCCGGGAGAAGGAGTCCGACGACGCCAAGCCGTGGGAGATCTGGCAGGCCAACCGCCTCGATGCACGCCAGCACGGCATCCACAGGGCGGCACTGAAGTACGGCATCGCCTACGCCCTGGTTCTTCCTGGCGAACCTCACCCGGTGATCACGCCGATGAGTCCACGAAGGATGACCGCCTACTACGCCGACGCCACGAACGACGAGTGGCCGATGTTCGCCATCGAGGTCACCCCGCAGCAGGTGATGAAGGACGGGAAGCTGATCACGGAGCAGTCGGTCCGGCTCTTCGACAGCACCACCGTGTACTCCTTCATCGCCAACGAGCGTGACCAGGCTCCGAGGTACGAGGGTTTCGCCGCCCACGACCTCGGCGTCTGCCCTGTCATCCGGTACATCAACGAGGCCGACCTGGACGAGGACGAATCGGTTTCCGGCGAAGTCGAGCCGCTGATGACGTTTCAGGACCAGGCGAACAGCACCACGTTCAACTTGCTCATGGCTCAGCAGTACGCCGCATTCCGTCAGCGGTGGGCGACGGGCATGGCGATCCCCATTGATGAGAACGGTCAGGCGAGGGAACCGTTGCGCGCCGCCGTCGACCGACTCTGGGTAGGCGAAGAGCCGACCACGAAGTTCGGGGAGTTCGGAGAAACCAATCTCGACGGCTACCTGAAGTCCCGCGAAGAGACGATCCGCCAGATGGCCACGGTCTCCCAGACGCCTCCGTACTACCTACTCGGCGCTGTCGCCAACCTCTCGGCGGAAGCGTTGGTTGCCGCTCGCGATGGCCTGGACCGTAAGACTTCCGAACGCCAGTCCACCTACGGCGAGGGCCACGAGCAGACTCTCCGTCTCGCCGGTAAAGCGTCGGGAGATGAAGAAGCATGGAAGGACATCGACGCCCAGGTCGTCTGGCGTGACACCTCCACTCGATCCCTCGCCGCCACGGTGGACGCATTGGGGAAGCTCGCTCAATCCCTCGGTGTACCCATGCAGGAACTGTGGGAGAAGATCCCCGGCGTCACCCGCCAGGACATCGAGCGGTGGAAGGTCACGGCGCAGGAGCAGGATTCCCTCGCCCAGCTCGGCTCCATGCTCGACCGACAACTCGGAGGCCAAGGCGCGACGAATCAGCCGGGTCAGGTCAATCCGGAGACGGCACCGAAAATGGCAGCCGCTATTGCCCCGCCTCCAGCCAGCCCCCCGGCCAAGCCTTCGCCGAGACCCAGGCCCTAGGCCGTGGCCACCGCCACCCAGAGGTTGATGGAGGAGCACCGCAGGGCGCAGGCGGCTCTCGTCGCCAACCTCATCCGCGAGCTGACCATCCTGTGGCCATCATTCGGCAAGGGTGACCAGGAGATCCTCTGGCCGATCCTCCGCCGGGCCATCTACCTCCTCGTCGTATCCCGGCATCGCACGTCATCCGGTCTCGCCGCCGCCTACTACCAGCGCATCAGGGAAGCACACGGCATCACCGGAAACGTCGTACCCACGATGGCGCCGGACCTGCCCGACCCGTTGATCACCACCACCCTGGACATCACCGGGCCGTCGTCGTTCAACAAGTCCCTCACCAGGGGCAAGACGGAGGAGCAGGCGAAGGCCAGGGCGCTGGTGGAGGTTGCCGGGAGCGCTACGAAGTTGGTCCTCGACGGGGGTCGGACCACCACGGTGGAGACGTCGAAGGACGACAAGCTCTCCATCGGGTGGGCGAGGATGACCGACGGCGATCCCTGTTCATGGTGCGCAATGCTGGCGTCACGCGGACCAGTATTTCATTCCGCCCAATCGGCTGGACTTGATAACCAATGGCACCCCCATTGTGCTTGCGTTCCTGTCCCCGTCTTTAGTCGTGATGACCCGTGGCCAGGCAAGGCACAAGAATACAGAGACCTTTGGTATGCCTCGAAAGACGACGCTGAGGATGGAGACCTCCTCAATGCATTCCGCAGAGCCTACGAGGCGAAGCAGAGGGCTTAACCCCCACCTTCCACCCGCACCTGCGGGGTAAACGTCACGGCCACGTTCAAGGCCGGAGCAATGCCGACGGGCTACGGAGATCCACTGTGACCGAACCGACCACCGAAGTACCTCCGGGTACCGAGGGAGCAAGTACCGACGACGCAGCCACTGTGGACGCCGGGACGACGACATTCAGCCAGGCCGACATCGATCGCATCGTCACCGAAAGGCTTCGCAAAGAGCAGGCGAAGTACGGCGACTACAACGATCTGAAGCGCAAGGCCGTCGAGTTCGACAAGCACGCCGAGGCGCAGAAGACGGAGACCCAGAAACTCTCCGACCGACTGGCGGCCTCGGAGAAGGCGATGGCGGACAAGGACACCGCGCTGGCCCGTATGTCTTCGGCGGCGGCGCATGGTATTCCCGCCGACCTGACGGACATGCTCGGGTCGGGGACGCCGGAGGAGATCGACGCCAGGGCGAAACTCCTCGCCGAAAAGTTGAAGCCGGGAAATGCACCTGCCGCTACGACGGCAACCTCGGGTCGCCCTGTGGAGTCGTTGCGCCCAGGAGCTGCTCCCGGAAACGCAGGATCGAAAGACGGCGACCCCGACTCGTGGCTACGTCGCGCAGCAGGTCGTCGGTAAAACAATTCCGCAGCACCGGAGATACGACACAGGCCGGGTGTCTGCTCATAACCCTTAGGAGAGATTCCTGTGCCTACATATAACAGCCTCATCAGCCGGGACGCATCCGACGACCCGCTGGTTCCTACTCCCATCTCGGCGCAGATCATCCAGGAGATGGCCACGTCGAGTGCGGTGCTCCAGCGGGCCCGTCAGGTTCCTATGTCCACCCTCACCCAGTCGATGCCCGTGGTCGACGTGCTGCCCATGGCGTACTTCGTCAACGGCGACACCGGAATGAAGCAGACGTCCTCGATGGACTGGGCGGGTATCCGTCTGGTGGCCGAGGAGATCGCGGTCATCGTGCCGATCCCGGACGCCTACCTGGACGACGCTCAGGTGCCGATCTGGAACGAGGTCCGTCCGCGGATGGTGGAAGCCATCGGTGCCGTCGTGGACTCGGCCTGCCTGTTCGGGGTGAACAAGCCCACCACGTGGGGCACCGACATCTACACCGGAGTCATGACGGCCGGTAATACCGTCATCGCCGGCACCAACACCGACTTCGCCAAGGACGTCACGGCGCTGGGGGAGAAGTTGGCGCTTGACGGTGCCACCATCTCCGGCTTCATCTCCCGGCCCGGTCTGAACTGGAAGCTGACGGGTCTGCGGTCCGCCCAGGGTGTGCCGATCTACCAGCCGAACCTTCAGGGCTCCGTCGGCGGCAACCTCTACGGCTACCCGCTGGCCGAGTCGAACAACGGCTCATTCGACGCCACCGAGGTGGAGTTGTTCGCCGGTGACTGGAGCAAGGCGATCGTCGGCATGCGCCAGGACATCAGTTGGAAGTTGTTCACCGAAGGTGTCATCTCCGACGCCGACGGCAAGGTCATCCTCAACCTGATGCAGCAGGACTCGGTTGCCCTACGTGTGGTCATGCGGATGGGCTGGGCGGTAGCGAACCCGGCTACCCGTCTGGCTCCGACCGCCGCGAGCCGGTTCTACTTCGGCGCCGTACAGGCCGCGACCGCAGCGTCCTAAGCGGCAGGTGACGGGGGAGGCGTTGAAGTCTTCCCCGTCACCGTCGGGAGAGTCAGCACGAGCCGCAGAAACGAAGCCTCCACGTGGGCGTAGGTGGTTGCGATTTCCGGCCGTAGATACGAAGCCTCCACGTGGGCGTGAGCCATCGTTAAGTAGTCGTAGAAACGGAAGCCTCTACGC